CGGGCGATTTGTTAATGAATGTGTGAGCAAGAATGTTATTTCTGCCGAGAACATTTCGTTCGGCAAGTCTGATGTCGGGGCAAGGCTCCCTTGGGTGTCCTTTAAGCCGATGACAAACTACACCTGGCTACAAGCCAGAGATATGTCGAACAATGAACCTGGCATTATCGTCAACGTTCAAGTAGAGTGCTTCGCCAAGAATGAATCTACGGCGCTGAAACTCGAAGACAAGACGAAGGCCATCATGTTCAACATGGGCTTTTATTCAACAGGCTTTGCGCAGAGATTCAAAAACAACGAGATACATCGGTATATCGCTCGTTACGATTTAAGATATACTGGCGAGTTGCTTGACTTGTCAGAACTATGAAACCGAAACTGGCATCCGCTAAGAGGGTGTCACTAACCACATACAAATAGGGGGTTTTATTATGGCAGCTAAAGCTCATAATACTATCGGAACAATCCTTAAATTCGGCACTACTGCTGGTTCTCTGACAGAACTGTGCAAGATCAAGTCTACTCCTCAGCTCAACGGCGAGAGAGAGCAGATCGAGTCCACAGACCTCACCGACACATCTCAGACATTCGTGCCTGGAGTTCAGTCGGTGGAATCCATGCAGTTTAGCGCGAATTTCACGCTCGCTGCTTATCAGTCTCTTAAAACAAACGCACTGACAGACGGTTTCTTCGAGCTTGATTTTGCTTCCGCAGGTGCGAAGGCAACATGGGAAGGTCAGTACGACGTGTATATTAACGAAGCGGAAGTTAACGGGCTTCTGGAGATGACGATTGTTTGTTATCCTTCTACCGTTGTGACGATCGCAGCAGCGTCTACTACAACCTAACCACAACACCATATAACTAACTGAGGAGGGCAGTTATGTATATTTTCAAAATCCACGGCAAAGAATATAAAGTAAGATTCACATACAGGATGATCTGCGAAGGCGACCTCCTGGATAAAGTTTCCGCGGTTGGTGATTTCTCAGAGCTGGATGCAAAAGGTATTCTTAGCAAGCTGGCTATCACCACTGCGGAGCTTCTTCTGGCCGGCCTTCAGAAATACCATTCTGACGAGTTTGGCTACAAGGATGAGAATGACAGGAAGGCACTCATTGATGAAGTCCTTGACCTGTTCGACGACTACGAAGATGAGTCCACAGAAGAGAATCCTCAGTCTGCATATACCCTGTTCCGTGATCTGCAGGGAGAACTGGAGCGCAACGGTTTTTTATCCGCTATGATGACAGCGGCGGAAGAGACGGAGACAGCGAAAGAGACGGCGGATCAAGTGAAAGCGGAGATGGAGAATACTCCGGCGAGGGTAGTCGCTATGACACCTACCGAGAGCGAGTCCTAAACGAGACACTTCCTTACTTCTTGATGTTAGGAGTAAGTGAAGATCGTTTCTGGGAGTCAATTCCAGTAGAGCTGGAGCCATACCGCAAAATGGACGCGATGCAGCAAGAGCGCCTTGACTACCAAATGTGGATGATGGGTGCTTATGTATCAAACGCCGTGGGAGTGGCAGTAAGCAATGCCCTGAACGGTAAAAAATCGAGAGCAAAATACCTCGAAAAACCTTTTTCTGCTATGGAGAAAGAGGAGCGGGAGAGAACCCCGCAGGACGAGCTGCTTAGATTTGAAGCGTGGGTAGCTGTTTACAATGAGAATTTTATAAAAACACACGAATGGCAAGGCTAACAACCTTGCCTTTTTGTTTATGAGGTAAACAACGATGGCATCTCAGAAAATTGATGAATTACAAATACAGATTGGCTCTGATGCCAGCGATGCCATTAGGCAATTAGGCAATTTAGCCACAGCACTTAATATAGCGTCTGCGGCAGCTTCAAAACTAGGAGGAATGTCCGGGGCTCTAAAGAGCTTTTCACACGGAATAGAAAGCCTTACAAGAGCTGACCTTAGTGGAGCGATTGACAACCTCACAAAGTTGTCGCGTATCAATCTTAGCAACCTTAAAGACAAGAAAGTTAATATTGACATCTCTGTTAGCGGCGCGGACCGCATGGACAGATTGAGATATGCTGCTGCTCAGGCAGAACGTGATCTTAGTAAGAGCTTCGCGGCCATGGGTAAAACCCTTGGAAAAGACATGGGGATGGACACGAGCGGAATAAAGAATGTCCAGACCATACTTCGCGACATGGCTCACGATGTTGCCGGCAACGGAAACGCGGCCGCGGGTGTAGAAAGACTTAAAGAAGCTATTAGCGAGACTGCTAAAGTTTCGACGGCCGATCTCACCGGAATGAGGCGTGAATACGAAGCCTTCTTAAAAGATGTCGAGACTCTTAGAATTAATCCAGGCCAAATTTCAAAAGACGAAATGGCCAATTGGAAGAAGATGGGTCTTGAGAGACTTCTTCAAAGGGGCGGTCAGAGAATTGATACAGATATATTTGGCTTAGAAAGCGATTTTATTGCTAGAAATTCAAACATAATCGATGGCTTTTCTGTTCCGCAGGACGCCCCGACTCAGTTTGAGTTCTTGAGAGAAAAGATCCTAGAAGCGAAAGCGGCTTTAGATGGATTTGTTCAAACCGACGCTGTAACAGAAAAGATCGATCAGATTGCAGAGACATATCGTGAGAAGATTCAAAGCATGATGGAAGCTACGACTTCCGAGCGAATGGTTGGCTCTGCTGATAAGATTCCGATTGATCTCGACATTGACCAGTCAAGGTTTGAGTCTCAGATTCAAAAAGCTATAAATGCGGCCACAGACAAAACATACGACACGAAGCCAATTAAGCTGAGAATTGACAACCAGCAGTTAAAGCAGAATGTTGAGGCAGCGTTCTCGCTTGTTGATCTTCCGAAGCTGCCTCAGTTCGCCGCTGGATTTTCACAGGTTGCAGATGCAATTTCGCTGATGAACCAGACAAATCTGAAAGATACTGGTATCACGCAACTCGCAAACTCGTTAAAGAGGCTTGTGACAGTTGATACTTCAAAGTTTGATCCTAGTGTTCTCAGTCATATTGTTGCTTCAATTACAGATATTTCCAAAATTGGCGATGTTTCAAATAGCTTAAACAGATTTGTTTCTGCCATAGCCAGACTTGCCAATGCCGGCGACAAAGCTAAAAGCACAGCAGATGGAATGAGAGTGCTTGTTCCAAGAATCAAAGACGCCATTAAAACGCTTTCAAACGTTGGCGATATAAACACTTCAGTTTCACAGTTTATATCTTCTATCGCTCAATTGGCGAACGCCGGTGATAAAGCTGGTAAGACGGCGGCAAACCTGAAAACTCTTACGGCTGCGGTTGTAGACTTCATTAACGAAATCAGAAACGCGCCAGATGTTGACGAAAACCTTGCAAATACAATTCACGGCTTAGGCTTGCTTGCAGATGCAGGCATGAACGCTCAGAAAGCAATGAGCGGTTTAAGCGGCAGCACAGGCGGATCTAATGGAGTTGCAGGAATCCTTACAAACTCCATCTTCTCGTCTGCTAGAATGTTCGCTCATGATTTTGCAGCTCTCAATGTTCAGGTATTGAAGCTCAGCGGACACGGAGTTAAGGCGCTTGCAGGTTTCATGCAGCAGTTACACCTTCTTCCAGGTGGCGCTGCTAACGTTGACAAGACCGCGCTTAGCTTTATGAATCTGCTAAGAGCAGTTGTACCCTTCTACGGGATTCGTGGAATATTCGACTGGGCGAAACAGTCATTTGAGGCTGGTTCATCTATCGTAGAGCTGCGCAACGTTATCGACACCGCGTTTGGCTCAGTAATCAACGGCTACAGAGATATTTCTGGATATATTTACAAATGGTCCCAGGGCACGATTGATGCTTTCGGTATATCCGAGATAGCAGCTCAGCGTTATGCCGGCCGACTCATGTCAATGTTCAACTCATCCGGCTTTGACGCAACCGAAGGGATGAGAGACAGCGCAGCCAAGATGACCACACAGCTCATTGAGAGAGCCGGTGACATTGCTTCCTTCTATGAAATCACCGTAGACGAAGCGATGACAAAAATGCAGGCGGCAATGGCCGGTATGTCTAGGCCAATGAGAGCTCTCGGTGTCAACATGAATGTGGCGAACCTTGAGGCTTTCGCTCTCGAACACGGAATTAACCAGTCGTGGAAAAGCATGAACCAGGCTACTCAAATGGCCGTTCGCTATGCTTACATGCTGGAGAAAACCAGATATGCAGAAGGGGATTTCGCGGCCACATCAATGTCCGCTTCTAACCAGGCAAAATTGCTCGCAGTCAATGTGGGACAGTTATCAGCATCATTTGGACAGGGACTTGTACCTGCAATTGCTCCAGTTCTCGCATGGCTTAATGCTTTGATTAAGAGGCTTATCCAGGCAGCTAACGCATTTAGGATCTTCATGTTCACACTGTTCGGCAAACCACTTGCAGCCGCAAAAGGTATGCTTGACGAAACTGCGGGATACCTCGATGATGCTGCCGGTGCTGCTGGCGATCTCGGATCTGCTGGTGGCGGTGCTGCAGATGGACTTGGAAGTGCTGGAAAGGCCGCAAAAGACTTAAAGAAGCAGCTCACATTGTTGCCGTTCGATCAATTAAATCAGCTTGCCAAAGACACTGATTCCGCTGGAAGTGGCGGAGGAGGCGGCGGAGGAGGAGGCGGTGGCGGCGTCGGCGGTCTTGGCGATTTGTCAGACATGGGATTGATGCCGGACTATGATGACCTTTTTGGGGATAACTCCGTTGTCCAGGCAATCAATAGATGGGCGGCCAGAATCCGTGAAGCGTTCCAGAAACATCAGTGGGCCAATCTTGGCCGTATTGTTGCAGAAGGAATAAACGCAGGGTTCCAGTACATCTATGATGCTCTCGCATGGGAGAAGATTAAACCGATTGTCGTTGATGGATTCATCACACCTTTCCAGACAACAATCAACTCTATGGCTGATTGGATTGACTGGGATTTGATCGGTAGGACATTTGGCAGAGGGCTCAACACCGTCGTTTATACGCTTGTTGCTTGGATTAATGGGTTCCACTGGAGAGACTTTGGCACACATCTGGCCGAAGGCTTAAACGGCATGATTGACGAGTGGAATGCTATGGAATTCGGGCATCTCCTTGGAAGCAAACTCAGAGCAGCATGGGACTTCTTTGGTGGACTTGTTTCCAAGTTCGACTACAAGAATCTTGGCACAAAGCTGGAGGAACTTGTTAGGACGGCAATCAACACTATCAATCCGAAGGACATGGGCGAGTCTCTTGCAACGTTCCTTAATGGACTTTCCGAGACAGCAGTTTCCATGCTAAAGGATGGTAAGGTCAAAGAAGACATCACGTCTGGCCTTGTCGAGTTCTTGAATGGATTTTCTGAGGACTTTAACGAGGAGAAAGCGTCTCACGCACTGAAACTCATTGGCGACACCATTATCGGCGGCATTGCAGACGCGATCGGAACCGCAGATACCGGAGAGCTTGTAACGCAGCTTGGCGTAGTTCTGGCATCTCTGCCGTGGGGAACAATTGCGGGTTTGTGTGCAGCGAAAGCTGGTGCGAACCTTGCGCTTGCGATCTTTGGTGGAGTTGTGTTCACGCACATCGCAAAGAATCTTATTTCCAGCGCTATTACAGAAGCTACCGGAGGAGTAGCCCTCGGTGGCGTTGGAGCTGGTGGAGCTGGAGCGGGTGCAGGTGCAGCCGGAGCTGGCGCGTCTGGCGGGGGCAGTTTGTTTGCAGGACTGTCAACGCTTACTGTCGGCACAATCGCCGTTGGAGGCAGCATCATGCTTGGTGCGCTTTCACTTGGCGTATTGCTTAACAAGTGGACAAAATCTCATGGCGGCGTAGAACAGTTCCAGGGGAAGAACCTTGCCCCTAGTTATCAGCAGCCTAAACAGCAGGCCCCGGTTAGTGGCCAGAACAGTGCTGGATACAACACTCAGATTCAGCAGTCGCCGCAGTTTACTCCTTCGCAAGCGGCTTCAAAAACAATATCGATGCCGGATATTATTACCAAGGTTAAAACAATCTTGTTTGGAGAGAAGGACCAGTCGTTCAGTAATCTTGAATTGGCTAAGTCATCACTGATGGATACGCCAGTCGTCAAAAAGATAATGAATGGCGAGCTTACTCCGTTCTTCAAAGAGGCGTATGGCCAGTTTACTGATACCAAAGCATACGATGTTATCAAGTCGTTCTTCGGTAAGGACAAAAACGGTTTCGTTGATAAATATTCTAAGTACATTTACGATAAAGCGCACAATGTAACCAAGGTATTCACTGGTGGTGATAAGAGCGGATTTGTTGACAAGTTTACCAAATATGTTTACACGAAAGCGCATAATGTTACAAAGTGGTTCAACGGTGGAAATGGAAATGGATTCCTTGATAAGTTTTCAAAGTACATCTACACCAGGACACACAATGTTACCAAGTGGTTCACCGGCGAGAATGGGAATAACTTCTTAGATAAATTCAGCAAATATATCTATACAAAGTCTCACAATGTAACAAAGTGGTTCACAGGTAAGGACGGCGGCAACTTCATCTCCTACTTCAACAAGTTTGCATACAGTTTGTATGACAAGACGGTTAAGATCACTTTCGACATCATCACAACGGCAAAGAACGTTGTGGCAAGTGTTGTCGGTAAGGGAAGGGAAATCTTGGCAAGTATCTGGACAGAAAACGCCAAGGGCGGTCTGTTTACAGGCCCTACTGGTTTCCAGGTATTTGGCGAAGCCGGCGCCGAGGCAGCCATCCCGCTGGAGAGAAAGTCAACCATGAAGCGAATTGCAAGCGCGATTGTTGATTCCGGTGGCATGGGTACATCCAATAGCGACGACATTGCCGACGCGGTTGCTGAGAGGCTTGCTCCAATCATCATGAGTGCCATGAGCGGACAGGAGAATCGTCCTATCAATGTCAATGCCACTCTGTACACAGAGAATAACGAAGTACTTGCTAGAGCGGTCAATCAAGGGAATCGTAGCCTAGATAAGCGTTACAATCCTGTGACTCAGTATAGCTACTAAAACAATGGGGAGATGAGCGTAACAACTTGTCTCCCTTTTACATATAACGAGGTGAATTATGGCAGATGTACTAATCCGAGTTGATGGAGTGGATATGCCGAATCCATCTAAATTGCATTGGGGACTCCAAGACGTATCCATTGGTGACTCTGGAAGGGATGATAGCGGCTATATGTTCAAGGGTCGTGTCACCCAGAAACGAAAGCTGGAACTTGAATGGAGTGCCATAACTCCGGCGGTGGCTTCTAAGATTCTGAAGGCATTCAATCCAGAATACATCAATGTTCGATACTGGGATGCTATGGAGAATGCTTGGCAAGTCCGCAATTTTTATGTTGGAGACAGAAGCGGTAACGTGAAGATGTGGACCGTGAATCAGAAGCTATACGAATCCATCAGCTTTGACATAATCGAGAGGTAATTGCCATGATCAGTGCTTCTACTGCATTTATGCAGAAAGTGAATAACGGTGAGATACCTCTGATGCGGATGCAGCTTACTACTGCGAGAGGCAGAACGATATGGCTTGAGGATGGGCAGTTCTGGGGACAGAGCGTCAGCTTCAACGAGGCAACCTCACAGGACAATGCCTTCTCTGTCGGCGATGCGGTCATCGGTGGATTCAGCTTTTCTCTTACGAATTTCGACAGAAGTTTAGATAGTATTGAGTTTGAGGGTGCGGTAGTTGTTCCGTTTGTGTACTTCGAAATCAACGGCACGAAGGAATATCTGCCGAAAGGCATCTTCTATGTCACGAGCCACACCACGAGCGGTAACATCATCAGATGCACTGCTATGGATGCGCTGAAGCTTCTCGACCAGAGTTCGACTCCAATCACATATCCGATTACGGTTCAGAATCTCGTTGTGACAATCTGCAATGCGAATGGCATCACTCTTGATACCACGGCTATTCCGCATGGCGATTTTGTACTTCCAGAGCCTGAGAAAGACCCTAGTGGAAACAGTACGGTCATCACGGACAGGCAGATGCTTTCTTATGCTTGCCAGTGTATCGGATGCTTCGCCAGAATGAACGAACTGGGGCATTTAGAGGTCAAATGGTACGATTTTGAATCACCAGTGGTAATTTCTACCACCTTTGATGGAAAGAGCCTCTGGACGTCTCCTATCACTGTCACAGGCATATCGGTTGATGTCGGTAATGGTGTCGGTGCGCTGATGGTCATGTCTATCGATCCCAACGGCACTCTCAACTATATCCGCACTTCGGAAGTGACCGATACCTTCGTGATTGATTCAAGCGGTAATTTGATTGCTACGGCAGAATCCGGCACAACATATCGGATAAATACGAGTGGTCAGCTTATAAGAACTGGCGAAGAGATACCGGCTCCGCAGACAGATGGTAGCGGCAACGACAGTGTTAGCATCCTTTATGGAACCGATGACAGAGTAATCAAGATTTCTGGTAATCCTTATATCACTGTGAGCAATGTGGTTGCGGTGTGCCAGAACATATCAAATGCCATCTTCGCAAAACCGTTCCGACCTGGAACTCTTCCTGTTCTTGGGAATCCTTGTCTGCAAGCTGGCGATGTCCTTCAAGTGACTGACAGACTCACTGGTCTTGTCTACATGATGCCCGTCACAAGCACGACATATGACAAGACACTGACTCAGAATATTAACTGTGCTTTCGAGCAGAAGGCAGATGCCGACCTTCGTCCAAATGCCAGTTACAACATGAGAGTATCAGTTGCCAATGCTATGGCACAGGCACAGGCGGCAGACGAACTTGCTCAAGCTGCTAGGGATCTTGCCGAGACGAGTGGTTATCAGCCTTATATCGTCAGTGACAAAGGTACTGCTTTTGCGGCTGACACAGATGCCAATCTCACTGCCATCATTTATGACATGGATATGAATGAAGTTGACCCTCAAGGCACGGATGTCATCTACAGATGGTGGGTTGCCAAGGATGGTGTCAGAGCCTCATATCTTGGCGGTGGCAAGTGGATAAAAATTCCTGTCTCAGACCAGTTGTGTGATTATGCCGCTGGCATATACTTCGAGACGAAAGACATCAGCGAAGGTATAAATCCATTCCTTCTTGCAAAGCGAAACGATGCCGTTATACTTACGACCAGAGCAGGAGTGCCGTTATCATCTAGGGCGGCAGAGGTGTACGGATGATTTCTCAACCTTTAACAATCATTAGAACGAATAAGCTAGGCAAGCCATATGTCCAAAGCACAGACCCTTCTCTCAGCAACACAATGTCTCTGAATGACCTTTGGCTGAATATGTCTGATGGAACGATGAAGACATGGGACGGCGAGAAGTGGGTGGAGATGCAGTTTGGCGGCAGTGCCATCATGGATGATTGCATTACGAACAGAATGTTAGCCAATGACATTTCTGCCTCGAAGATTGTAGCCGGAATCCTTCGCTCACAAGATGGTAGCTTCTATCTGAATATGGAGACAGGCGAAGCTGAACTTCTCAAATTGGTCATGGGCGGCGAGATTGAAGGTAACATAATTGCCACATCTTCCAATGGCCTGACGAGGGTAAGGCTCAGAGGTAAGGAAGGTGACAGAGACATTACCGCCGGTCTTGTTTTCGAACAGAGAGAATCCGCCGATTCCGACTTGTGGGAGAATGCCGGACAGATTTACTTCGGCTATTCCAACAGGCAGACATATGCCACGTTTCAGGGATACATGATTGGGACATACAACAGTGGAAGACCGGTCCAAGCGTACAATGCCGGTTCGAATGACGGACTCATGTGGAGAATGGTTTCGCTTGATTGGCTGAGAGCAAACTATGTCACATACCATGGTGTAAGGCTTGCCAAGAGAGAGACAACTGGTGATAGCTTCGAGGCTATCAATCCTGTCATCGTTGTTACTGGCAACATCATGTCTGGCACTTCAGTGGTCGGCAAGGGAACTGCCACTTTGACATACAAGATGAATGAGGTCATGCAGATTGACTTCAACATCAAGATAACCACATCTGGTAGCGGAACAGGCACTTATGGCATCTCGACCGCACTTCTCAGAACACTGAGTGATGAGATTCCTTCGCTTACTCCTATGGATGGTGGAGTGCTGAATGTCTTCAATTCGAGCGGAGCATCACTGATGATGACAGGCTCGTCCTTCATCGCTGACGGTGCTTTCTGGAAACCAGCTTATGTTCCAGACACGGCACTGGTCGGTATCAATGAATCATCCCTCACCAACGGCATGACATTATCTGGCACTTGCTATGGCAAGTATGTATTCGAGGATTAAGATATGACGACCTTTAACTATAACGGAGTGACCTATGAGGTCACAGACGAGTCGATATATAGAGATTTCACCATCATGGCCGACTCCCTGGATGAGGCTTGCAAAATCCTAAGTGCCTTCGAGGGGATGACCGCTTACACATTCTCAGCTACCGACTACGACAACATGGTAGTTACCAAGCGGACGATTACGGTCGCAGACAGGATTTCCGTGAACGTCAAACTCCGCAAGAAGACGAGGCTTGAGACGGTTGAAGATGAGCTGAACAATCTCAAGAGTGACATGGAAGACTTGGCAACAACTACGAATAAGACCACGACCGCAAAGATCAACAAGATTCTCAGCAAGGGGGTGATTGAGTAATGTCAGCTACATATTTGCCGGTATACCAGTTATCGGAGACATCCGCTCCCACGGCATCTGATTACTTGGTAATGCAGTCTTCTGCAACAGGCGGCGATGTAGAGCTTCTATCAGTAACGAATTTCCTCAATACGTTTCTGAAGACCTATATCGACCAGATACCTATCGACCAGACGACCATCGACCTCTATACGTCAATGGGATGGACAGACCCGACATAAGGAGACAAGATGAACAGGATTTCAAGCATTTTAAATTTCATCGCCAATAAGTTGGGCAATGTCACTATGGGGACTACGTCAACGACAATTACCGGGGCGATTGCGGAACACGAGAGTGAGATTTCTACACTTCAAAGCAACGTCTCTGTTGCTACTGTTCTTTTGTCTAACTGCAATGCTGCTACCGATCCCAGAAAAATCTACGTCACGAATGGTGATACGACCAACAAACCGTCAACTGGCGGTAGTTATTTTTATGTGAGGTGCTTCGCCAGTAGCGGCAACTACTGTTGTCAGATTGCTATGAACATGAATGCCACAAGCGCAACATTTTACATTCGGTCGAAAACTGCGTCTGAGTGGGGAGCATGGAAAGCGTTGAGTTGACGGTATAGGAGACGAATATGAGCAATATAATCACGGCGAAATTTACTGACGGTGATACGAGTGTTGTCACCAGTGAACAGTATATGTACGCACGAGGACAGATTCTCAAGGTAGAGGGACTTGAGTTACCTAGCGCATACAGAGTGAACTTCTCAAATAGTCCTGTCGGGGACTCGAAGACACAGATTGGCACTTCAGACGGAGTGATTATCCCGGACGTTTTCTTCATCTCTGGCAAGCCTATCTACGCATACATCATGCTTGCTTCTGGCGATGATGACAGAGAGATTAAGTATGACATTACCATTCCGCTTCTGAATGCCACAGAACCCGAAGATGACACTCCAACAGAGGAACAGGCTTCTGTAGTCAATCAGGCTATCAACGCTCTTTCTGAGGCTATCACGGCACTGAATGAGGCAACGACAAGAGTCGGAGAAGCGGTCGAGAAGATGGAAACATTAACCTTCAGAATCAACGAAGTTGGAGAGTTGATTTCGCAGACAGGGGGTGAAGACTAATGGCAGTTGTAACTACCAACCTGGGAACCGTAACTGCATATGGCGATGCCGTTGCCGCCGGGTACACAGGGACAAAAGCGCAGTGGCAAGCTCTAATGGCTGATTATGCTACTGTAGGAACACAAGCTGCACAGGATGCCCAGACCGCATCTACTGCGGCTCAGACTGCTACCACAAAAGCTGGAGAGGCTAGTCAGAGTGCCACGAGGGCTGAGAACGCAGCGGCATCAATCACGGCTCCTGACGCTACTCTTACACAGGCCGGAGTAGCCGCCGATGCCAAGAAAACTGGCGATGAGATTAGTGAGTTAAAGAGCGGATTAAGTTACCTATTTGAAGATGAACAACTTATAAATGCTCGACATATTGCGGCAAACAATAATTCTGCTCTTGTGAATAATGACGACGGAACATATACCATAGGTACAACTGACTTTGGCAACACGACGTTTGGCGGATTAACAACATTAACGCCCGGAGATTACTATCTGTTTGGCGTGCCTAATGGGAT